ATATTCTTTCGTATATATTCTTGTACGCCTCTTGCTCATCAGGAGTAAACTTATTCTTTTTAGTGTCTACTGCCATTTTAATTAAATCAAACTCAGCTTCGGTTAAACATTCTGGCTTTTTATACCTAAACATTTCATTTAACTTAACCTTTCTTTCATCACAGCCACAATCTTCACCAGCTAAAAACTTTACAGCTTTCTTTATTCCTGTAGCTTTAGTAATCTTCTCTACTGTATCCCCAAGTCCTTCACTTGCTTTTGCGTGTTTAGCTTTCCATTCCTTGTACTCTTTTGTACGTTTGTCGCCTTTAAATTCTGTCATAATCTTTATTTTTGTAATCTTCGTAATCTTCTTTAAACTTATTATTTATTTCTTGCTTTGCGTGTTTAAGTGTATTAAATATGCTTACCCAACTTATATTAGTTTCTTTGGCTATTGACCTAATACTTAAATCTGTATCTCTGTAAAGTGTAAATAGCTTTTTTTCATACCAGCGCCAGCCTTCAATATGTTCGTCAATCATTGTGCATATTTTATGAAAGGCTATTTGTTCATCCATTTGCGAATCGTTCGGAATTTGGATGGTAAACTCTTCATCATCAAGAGAAACTTTAGTAATTCTTTTTTTAGAATTATAATATTGGTAATACAGAGAACGAAGAGTAAAATACATATACCCACGACTAACGACGTTATCCCTAATAACCTTGCCCTCATTTGCGTATTTATATAAAGTTATATAACACTCCTGCACTATGTCTTCTGCAAAATCATATTCTCCAAAACTTTTTACAATGGCTATCCATTCTTTGTGCCTTTCAGCTACTTTTGCGAGCCATTCAGTTGGTTTACCCATATCACATTAATACTAATTATACCCAACAAACATTGTAAGGTAATTTCATCTTCTTGTTCGTATTGTTCTTTGTGATATAAAAATCCAAACATTATTCCTTTTACTGGGCTAATTATAATTTCAGCATTCTTAAATTGACCAATAATCAAAAAAGTAAATGCTACAAACAATAAAAGCCCAATAAACATCATATATTTAATTTTTCTATTTTACTTTGGTTATGTATTAAATCCCTACCCATATATTCAAACCCTACATTATTAATCTTCATTCTTAATTGGATAGGTTGTTCGAACGTCGTAGGTCTTGCGCCTGTTTCGTTTTCTTTTATTTTTAAGACGTGTATATTACTATACATCCAATCGGTAGGGTGTGCAACGTATCTATGAATACACCATATATCATCAGCACGTGAACTTATTTTAGAACCACCCTCAGCATCGCTCATTGCTAATGGTCTTGTTAAGCCCTCGTATTGGTGTCCTGAATGATGTACCTGTCTTAATGCTGAGGTTACTCCGTGTGCATTTACGCAAACTTGTACGTTATTTTTTTTGGTAAACATTCTTAGTTCTGTTAATACTTGATAATCGTACTCGTGTGCATTGCCTACCATTTTTAAAATAGCAGCGTCTTTAGCCAAACTATTATAGGGGTCTATTAATAAGCCATCATATTTCCAAGCATCTTTTATTTGTTGTGCTTCCTTTAACAAGCTTTTGTAAGTATATAAATCTTCAACTTCTATTATTTTAAAATGTTCGTCTGACCACTTAACAGCTTGATTTATTTCCTGGTCATTAGCTTGTTGTATTGGTTTGCCCATATAAAACTCTATAATCTTTCTTAATATAGACTCAGGCGTATTTTCGCTTGACCAAATTAAAAACCTTAATTTAAAGATTTTAGCCCACAATACATAAAAATAAATAAGAGTCGTTGTTTTTCCAACGTTCGCGTGACCAATCGCTATAAGTAAATTCTTTTTAAACCTTATATGCTCATCAATCTCAGGCACACCTATTTTAAGCCCTTCTTTAATTCTACCGTATTTAATGTCTAGTATTTTGTCTTGTAAGTTCCTTGCTTGTGCTATCATACACTTTTAGTTATAATATTATACTTTTTTTCCATTGCTTCTGTTTGACCTTCTTCTTTAGGCAAATAATACCCTAATATAGGGTTTACTTTGTAATTCCAAAAATCGTAAGGCATTTCCTCGCCATCTTTAAGTTTTCTCATATATAAAAAAAGGGGGCTATAAACCCCCTATTAAATTAAAAAGGTAAATCCTCCTCTACTATGGTTTGAGCCTCCCTAGCTGGGTTTTGTGCTTCATTAGTATGCTCGGCTATATAGTTTTCTATTTTCCAACCGCTTATACTTGGGTAGTGCTTACCATTATGCTCTCTACTTTTTAAATTAATATAAGCTTTAACTGGGTTTCCAACTTGAAAGTTTTCTAAGGCTGACGCAGTTTTACCCCAAAATTCAATAGGTAAATCTTGTGGGTAATCGCCCCCAGTTGTTAAAAGGATATTTCTTTTTTGCCATTCATTTCCAGCCTTGCTAGTTCCTGACTCAATGTCTTGAATAACCTTGATGGTTCCTGTAATTTCCATATTTCTATTTTAATTGATTGATTATTATATTTAGTTGTGTAATATACTTTTTTTATTTTACAATTTTGCAAGTTCATCGCCCACCTTTTTTGAAACCTTATATTTGCTTTTAATTGATTCAATGTTTCCACCGCCTTTAATATACTCAATAGCTTTACTAAATTCTGGTGTGTTAGGGTTTAACCACTTCTTTTCTTCTTCAACTCCACTTGCTACATTACCATCATCATCTACAGCTTGTAACCCTAATAATGATGCTAAAGTATATCTACGGTAATATGTAATAGCAGAACCTAACTTTTGTGGATCATTTATTTCAGGTAGTTTTAAAGCTGATATAACGCCCCCTGTTCCGTCAACACAAATAAGCTTACTATAAACACAATCTTCCTCAATTGGCTGTAATAGAAGCAGCCTATGCTTTTTTAGTAAAGGGTTAAGCTGGTTGATTAGTGAGTTGATATCAAAATACTTTGATTTGTAAAAGGGGTTACTAGCATCTTTACTAATAGTTCCTATTTCTTGCTGTAAGTTAAATAACTTTTCGTTAATGTTTGTTTCTTTACTCATTGTTTTGTACTTAAAATTAATTGTTCTTTAGCTTGTTCTAATTGATATTGCAGTTCCAAGACCTTGCCCCAGAGTTCTGCTTTAGTAAATTGTTCCATATTGTAAAGTTAGTAAAAAAAAGTTTATAAAACAAAAAAGGGTAGCATTTTACTGCCACCCCCTTTTAACAAAGAACAATATACAAGAATTAATCAAGTAAGTTTTTTAACCCTTTCAGCATAGTCAGCAATCATTTCTTCTAACTCGATATTTGTAAATTTACGCAGTTCACGACTTTCTTCAAGTAATGTTTTAGACAAGTTATTACCAAGATATAAACTATATTTATACTGCTCCCCTGCTCTATAAACGTTACAAGCTACACATTGAGGTTTAACATTACGTTCATCCCAACGTATAGAGTAGTGTTTTCTACTCATAAAATGACCCGCTTGTATTTCTTTCCAATAGAATTTCTTATTGCAAGTAACACAAGTGCAATATCCAGCGTTGTCAGCATTTGATAATCTAATGTAATGGCTAAAAACCGTATCAAGTTTTTTTACAAGTTTACTCCTTGTTGGTTTTTTAGCTGTTTTCGGCACAGTTTTACGAATCAAGATGATTTACTAATAAGTTGCCATCGGTTTCATTAAAACCCCTTATTAGTTTATATAAATACTTACTATCTGATTTAACTTTATTTTTTTCTGTTTTAGAGCTATCAATACCCAAATTGGTATAAGATATTGCATCCATTTCTAAAATGGCATCTGTTCTTTCTTTTACAGATAATTGAAAATCTTTTGCAATTTTTTCTGCTAATTTTCTAATAGTTAAATCTTCCATTTATTTATATATATATTAAAGTTAGTAATTAATTACATTCCCACTAACCCACCAAAGTTACACGCTTTTTTTTTAGAATGTAAACTTTTTAAAAGGTAAGTTTTTAACAATTTATTTAACCTTGTCTTTTAATTTCTCGTAAGTCCTTAAACCACCGAGACCTAACATACCTAACAGTACGGTCATTAAATGCTCCATCTGTAAGGCAGGAGGAACTGTTTCAGGTTTAATTGCCCAAATAAACAAATCCCTAATTACAAAGTTATATGCTAATGCTACTCCACACACCCAACCAATAAATGGTCTCCACCCTGCTACAAATACTGTGCGGTGTTGTGCTTCTATTTCGTTAATTCTTGTTTGTATTTCTAATAGCTGATTAGGGTCAAGTTCTTTTCCTTTTATGGCTTCCCTAATTTCCCAAGCTAAATTACCTGCTACTGACTTTCTACCTTCTCCGCCTTTTAAAAGACCTAATAGTAATTTCCACATTATTCGTTCAGCTAACGTTTGTTTGTTTGTGCAGTAGCAACATCAATAGCATCTACTATATCAACCATTACTGCTGTTAGTTTGTCTATACTTTTTCGTATCTCTTTTAGTTCGTTGCGAAGTCCATTAGACTTTACATTCACTACGTCTTTACTCATTTCTTTTTAGCAGGTTTGTTTCTACCGTTCTTTTGCGCTCTTGTACAATGACTGTACTTACCTCTACGATTTAATGCTTTACCCATAGCGTACTTCCTACAGTATTAGTAAGTCCATACGGAGTTTGGTTTTGAGTCATCTGTGTCGCAGTGAATAAAGGTCTTTGCGACTCCGATTCTTCTGAATCCTGCTTTAATAAGGGCTGACAATATAACATATCTATCGTGTCCTCCTCCAACAGCAATATCTGCTGCGACTCCAATAAGGTGGGATGAATTTGGTACACCACCGACTTCGGCATTGT